CCCACTGTTTATGATGATATTGTGAAGAGTGGATTTTATGAGGAATATAACTGGAAGCACTATTGGGATTGTTAAACATACAAAAGAACAAAACATGAAAATCACAACCACACAAACTCTTTCACATTTCATTGAAGAACTGGAAGCAGATTTGAATGATCTTGCAATTCAAATGAATGATGAAGTTGATGCTCATTGTTTAGATGATAATGATGATGATGGTTGGCATGAAACTCATATGGAGCAACTGAATGATGAGTATGAAGAGAAACAAGAACATCTGAGTAATCTTAAAACTCTGTCGAGTTCTCTACGCGCTTATGAGTGACCAAGGGATACATCAGGGATGCTGATGGGTAGAAGAACCGTAAACCCCTTGACAAACCCCCCTTGCCCATGGTAGACTGAACGGAGTTCAGAGGATGAGACAGTGACTACCGCACAACGGATGGAGAAAAAGTTTTTCATTAACTTCATTCAACTTGTCAATGAAGTACAAAATGCAAAAACTATTCTTCCTTCTCAAGTTCGCAATCGCAAATCTGCATGGGTTAAGCAAGTTCAAAATCCCAAGCAAAAAGCAGATGCACTCTCTCGCGTTTGAGTTTTAATTCTCTCATTCACCAACACTCAACAAACAAAATGATTATCAAGTACACTTTCGACATTGAAACTCAACAACCTGCATATGCAATTTGTAATCATCAACATCAATGTGGTTTTGTGACTTATGATATGACAAAAGCAATCAAAGCAGCACAATGTAAAAACTTCGATCAAGTCCAACAACTCATCAATGCCTGAAATGACTGAAATGTTTGAAGTTACTTATCAGATTCCTTACAACGATTGTGAGTGGAGAAGTCAATACTTTAATACTAGAGATGAAGCAGAGAGAATGCTAGAGTTCTACAAATCTTGTGGTTCTCCTGCTAAACTGTATGAACGTAAAGTAAGTAACTGAAATGATTTCTCTTCCTAATCCAATGACTGATTCTGTTACATTGCATTCTGCTCTTGTTGAACTTTGTAAAGAGGATCAGAAAGTTCTTCAACAACTATTAGATGAGTATATAAGTTCATTGAATACTGATGAACTTAATCGACTTGAAGATTTCATTGTTAATTACTACCGATTCAGCACTTGATCTTTTCGGTCTTGAAGATTTCATTGTTAATTACTACGATTGATGAAACTGAAAACTAAAATCAATCTATTGTCAAAAGCAATTAACGGTAAAGAACTTCTTATTATTCTTAATTCCCTGAAATGATTCTTCTTCAAAAACAAGATTACGGTTGCATCTTTACTCTTGATCCTGATTCAAAAGAATTGTATTATGCTCCCATCTATCAAAACAACACTGTAAATCTTAATGAATTTGCACCTGTTGATCTTGATGATGTAGATGATGAGTATGATGTACTCTCTATTCAACAAGAACTGATTCAACTTACTCTTAACAACTGATGAACGATTCTACACTTGATCTTTTCTGTCAGCACGAAGATGAAGCATTTGCTGATGAATATGCAATGGAATTAGAAAGGAAAGCAGCAGAGTTAGAAATTACTGTTGATTATTATATGATGGAGTTTATTTGATATAATGATAGTGTTATATTAAATAAATGTATTAAAAAACATATATGAGTGTTTTGAATTGCTGATAATAAAATGTCTATAATTGCTTATAAATGTCTATAAATGCTTATAAATGTCTATAAATGCTTATAAATGCCTCAGAGTCTTGTGATCTTGGCTTGCGTATTATAACACAACAGCACTGTTTTGTCAATACCCCGCCGCCACTCAAAAAACTGGCACAAGGCGATAATTATAAAACAGTATAACACTATTGTTATATGTTATGAAACCCGTGAGACTCAGTATTTTTATGAGTCTCACGGGTTTTTCTTTATGTACCTGTAAGACTCACGCGACGCAAACCACACAGAAAAGTGGCACTTGGTCTCATGAGTCTTGCAAAATCCGCTGTAGACTGTTAGGGCGGTAAGAGGGAGGGAAGATCATAAGAATCCCCCACACACTGGGTAATACTTATAAACACTCCCAGACATACCTATATGCCCCTAGAAGGCGCTTATAATTACTTTTAGGTGTCTTCATACCTTATAGCACCTATTTTAAGTTTTGAAAGAACTTGTATAAATAAATCACCTATTCAAATTCAATAGAGCAGCTCTTGAACTTTCCTACGGGATCAAAAGGTAACAATCTGACAGAAAGAGAATAGAATTATAACACATTGATGGTTTATAAGAAAGGCGAACAGGGTTTAACGCAAATGTTCCCGATGTGCCAAATGCCCGATGAAGAATATCAAACTCCTTCGTGATTAGGTGCTTTCCGTGCCATTGAATTACTTACAATCAATTGCTAAACATAAGAATCAAAAGTTCTTTCGTGTTTAGATAGATTTCGTATGGCTTTTTATAATATCAAACAATCACTGAGATAACAACTCAAAGTTTGTTCGTGATTAGATAAGATTCGTACAGAGAATTTATATTTCACCACACTCATCAGAATGTCTTTAAGAATTCATTCGTGATTAGATAAGATTCGTATTGATATTGATTCTGATAAACATTTACATGCATTTGTACTTGAAGATGATTCGTTTATAATCAGAGTTCGTTGTAGGGAATAACTTGACAGTCAATATAAGGTCTGGTAGAATTAAGTCCGTAGAGTTTATTCGTTCTTCCGTCTTATGGCAACTTCTTCTCTCACAGCACAGTCACAAAAGAACAAGTATCGTATTACGTTAGAATTAAATGTGAATGAAGATTTTAATCCTCATCAGATTGATTGGAGTAAACTCTTTGATCTTGATCGTAACGAACACGTTAAGAGTTACGTAGAAGATCTATCTACTCGCTGGTAATTATTAATACTTAATACCAGTAAGAAACATCGTCTTATAGATGTTTCGTTCATTCTTTATATACAGTGTTACCTAATAAGAATTAAGTTGTCTGATTATTCGTCTGATTTCGGGCAACTTAATTCTTTATTCTTATTATTATTCGTTGTTAATTGACAGCAGTTAGTATAAAGAATAGGTAATTCTTATTATATAAGTAGACAATTTTCGTGCTACTAGTATAAACAATTCGTTGTTTTATTCTAATAGCACAGTGATTGGGGGGCAGTTAGTATAAAATAGACGAATAATAATAGTTATTCGTTGTCAGTTGTTTATTCGTGTTAGCAGTTATTTTAATTAATTGTTTATTGTTTATATTTTGCGTTGCCCCCCCGTTTATAAAAATCGATAAGTCCCTAACCTACAGTGTATGTCTTTTTCGATCTCTATATCACTCTCATAAAAAAAATTTTTCCCAGAAAAAAATAACCTCAAAAAGAGCAAATAAAATGAAACAACGCCCATATTGGAGTTTCTGGAAAGTAGTCTTTGCTGGGTATCTGATACGTTATCCGGGGAAAATTCTGAAAATTTTTGGCGTTCCTCTTGGAATTCTACTAGTCATGATATATAATGCAGCGAACAAATAAAAATTTTTCGGAAAATTTTTTTTATGAAAAATCAAGAAAAGATATATCACATATATGCAAAGGATAAGTGCATATATCACAGTCTTTCAGAGGAAAAATTTTCTGAGACCTGGGAGATGTTGCACAGGATGGTTGATTTGCTTGGGAAGGACATTGAAAAAGATGATTTACAGTACGAATCTTTGTTTGTGAATAAAGAGGTCGTATTAAATTCTTCTCATTGACAAGTCATATATAGACTGATAAAATTGAACTTGAAGGTTTACTTAACTTATGGCAAAAGGATTTACAGTTAAAGCATCAGCACCCAAACCCCAAGAAGAATGGGATATTGATGGAATTAAAGAAAGAATGCGAGGTAAGAGTATTGTATTCTGTCTACCAGGACGAGGATGTTCTTTTATCTTTTTGAAGAATTTCGTACAACTGTGCTTTGATATGGTACAGAATGGTATGAGTATTCAGATCTCACAAGACTATAGTTCAATGGTAAACTTTGCTCGTTGTAAAGTTCTTGGAGCAAATGTTTTGAGAGGACCAAAGCAGATTCCTTGGGATGGAAAACTGCAGTATGATTATCAACTCTGGATTGATAGTGACATTGTTTTTGACACGAACAAGTTCTGGCAACTCTGTGATCTTGCTCTCAATGAGGAAGGTGAGGAGAAGGAAATCGTCGCAGGTTGGTACGCTACTGAGGACGGTCACACAACTTCTGTCGCACATTGGTTGGAAGAAGATGATTTCCGTAAGAATGGCGGAGTCATGAACCACGAAACTGTGGAATCAATCAGCAAGCGTCGTAAGCCGTTCACTGTAGATTACACAGGTTTTGGTTGGGTACTGATTAAGAAAGGTGTATTTGAGAATCTTGAATACCCTTGGTTTGCTCCGAAGATGCAAGTCTTTGATTCTGGCAAAGTACAAGATATGTGCGGTGAGGACGTTTCATTCTGTCTTGATGCTAAAGAGGCAGGCTTTGAAGTTTGGTGCGATCCTCGTATTAGAGTCGGTCATGAGAAAACTCGTATTATCTAATGAATAAACTTTACAATCTTTCTTATAAAGGTCGTACAATTTATAAGGATCTCAGTGCAGAAGACTGTGCTGAGATTCTTCAAGATCTCTCAGAGCGTTTTTACTCGGGAGAAGACATTGATCCTAATTTAATTGAAATGGAGGAAATTACAAATGGCTAAAGGCGGTGGATCTAATAAGACTATTTTTGAACCAGGAGCACCTAAGAAAACTCGTCAAGGACGTTCGGCACGTACATTGCTAAGTGCGACTTCTCGCAATGGACGTAAGAAAAAGTATCGCGGTCAAGGAAAATAAAATAAAATGATTCAACTTAATCCTCAAATCCCAGTCTTTACCCCAAAAGGTAAAGGTTGGGCTTTTTTTGTAATCGATAGATCTCAAGAACACGACTTAGAATGGGTCGTCTTTCTAGATAGTAATGGAGAATGTTGGACTTTTAAGAATTCTGATATTCGAATTCAAAAAAACTATACTTTAAATCGCCATAATACAAATATTTTTGATAAATCGGGATAGCAACCCCGTAAAAAGTTCTGATTTTCAGTAATCAGGAGCAAAAATGGATCAAAAAATGCTTAGAGAGATCGCAAATGACGATTTAAACCCAAAAAAACACGATTTTTATCATCAAAATGAAATTCATGAAAAAATTCGCAATGATGATGACTATGATGATTGGGAATATGGGACAGAACCCCTCTATGAATCAAAAAATCGTTAATAAATAAGTTAGATTATTAAAATTATCATCATTTCTTATGCCTTCTGAAAGGATAAGCAAAGCATTTAAAGATATTAGTTTATCCTTTCAGGTTAATCCCCTGAATTATGACTTGATTGCGATCAAAAATGAGACTGCTATCGCACGTTCTATACGTAATTTAGTTTTGACTCAACCAGGAGAAAGATTTTTTAATCAAAATCTTGGTTCTAAGGTAAATCAGTCTCTTTTTGAAAATATTGATGATATTAGTGCTTCTATACTTCGTGATGAAATCAGAAACACTATTGAAAATTATGAACCAAGAGTTGATTTAATAGATGTTGTAGTCACTCCAAATTATGATGATTACGAATTTAGCGTAAATGTTAGTTATTACATAGTTGGTGTTGATGTATTACCACAACAGTTAACATTTGCATTACAACCAACACGATAATGGCACTAGTTAATTTTACAAACCTAGATTTCGATCAAATCAAGACTTCGATCAGAGACTATCTGAGATCGAACTCAAATTTTACTGATTATGATTTTGAAGGATCTAATCTTTCTATAATCTTAGATATTCTAGCATATAATACATATATTTCCTCATACAATGCTAACATGGTTAGCAATGAGGTTTTTATTGATAGTGCCACACTCAGGGAAAATGTTGTTTCCATTGCAAGAAGCATTGGGTACACTCCAAGATCAAGAACAGCATCAAAAGCAAACGTTTCTTTCTTTGTAGATACTTCTACAGCACCTTCTCCACAAAAACCTCTTACATTAACCTTAAAGAAAGGAATTGTATCCACTACTTCTGGATCATTTAGTGGAGTAAGTTATGTTTACTCTATTCCAGATGATATAACTGTTCCTGTTATTAATGGAATTGCTGATTTTAACAATATTGATATCTACGAAGGTACTTATATCACCGAAACATATACAGTAAATTCGCTAGATCCAAATCAAAAGTTTATTTTAAACAATGCAAATATA